CGACTAATGTGGGACTTCAATCCTTACATCACATGATGTCAGGATTTCTGTCAGGGCACCCATCGCTAGCGATGGGCCTCTCTCGAGCGGTCCATGTAAGAGGTTTTCACAACCTTGACATGTCACCGGAAGAAGGAGGAGAAGGTCAGGAGAAACCAATGTGGCTTCTTTCTGCAGACTTAAAGAATGCAACTGACTTCTACCCCTGGAACCTGGCTTATGCCATACTTTCGGGTATGGCAGACCAGATGCTTGAACGCGGTGTGCTAAGCCGCGAGCAGTATGAATATATCATACAGGCATCGCATTACCTAACCTCAAAGAGGTTACTGTTCGACCCCACTGGAACAGTGAGTCACGAAACACGTAATGGTGTTCTCATGGGTGAGCCGGGAAGTAAAATCGCTTTAACAGCCATGATGGCCGTAAGCGAAATACTTGCCCGTCAGCAGTCCGGGACGATGTCTCGGAAATGGGAAGTGGTTGGCGACGATCTGCTAGCAGTCGGAACCAAAGACCACCTAAGGTGGCTGTACCACTTCATAGGAGTCGGAGGTGTACATAGTGACAAATCCGTCCTAAGCTCTAGTCACGGAACCTTCGTTGAACAAATAGTTCTGAAGGTTCACACGAAGAGAGGGCCTATCCTGAAACAACTAGACGTTCTCAAAGTCCGTCTAGTATCTCCCTTTGTAAAAGGAAGTACAGGAGAGAGCATACAAGCTAATCCCGTTCCTGGGAAGCTTAATGCTTTAAATAAGGCTCTTATATTCCAAAGTGTAAGAGCAGGCTTATCTAGCGTGACCGAAGATATTGGTTTAGACCAATACTTCCTCCGCTACTTCAAAGAGACCTTTCGAGGAATGTTCCCTAGAGGGATGTTCTTCGTAGCTCCTCAAAATATCGGAGGACTGGGTCTGGCCTCTCCCGAGATATTCTTTAAAGGAAGATCTGGGGAAGCCAAGGCTGACAGGATCTTTCCGGAAATCCTCGGAAAAGATCCACCTGAAATCAAGGACCCTCGAAGGGAATTCCTTGAATCAGAGTGGGAAGCCACCAGGGCCGTCTTTAAGAAGGCCTGGATGCTTCTTTCAGCTGATGAGGAAGGTAGCTTAGCTCTCAATGAACTTAAGCTACAACTTTCATTTATCCATAGGAGAATGAAACCTCAGGATTACTCCATCGACCGTAGTTCAAAGATCTACGTCGTAGGAGAAGA